AAAATGCCTTGGACGAGGACTGGCTCAAGGCCTTGGGAGTAGATACCAGCGAAAGTAAACTGCTCAAACTCAGCATGAGCATGATTGACGATGTGGCCAAGACCATCTCAACATTCATGGCCGACTACAAGGCCTTGCCCGACGGCGAGCGTCCCAAGGTCATGTTTATCATAGACAGCTTGGGCATGTTGCTGACACCCACTGACGTAAACCAGTTTGATGCTGGTGAAATGAAAGGTGACCTGGGTCGCAAGCCCAAGGCACTCACAGCCTTGGTGCGCAACTGCGTCAACATGTTTGGAAACTACAACGTGGGCTTGGTGTGTACCAATCATACCTACGCCAGCCAGGACATGTTTGATCCTGATGACAAGATCTCGGGTGGCCAAGGTTTTATCTATGCGTCAAGTATCGTAGTGGCCATGAAGAAGATGAAGCTCAAAGAAGATGAGGACGGCAACAAGATCTCAGAAGTCATGGGAATCCGTGCTGGATGCAAGGTCATGAAAACAAGATATGCCAAACCTTTCGAAGGTGTGCAGGTCAAGATTCCTTATGAAACAGGCATGAATCCCTACAGCGGACTGACAGACCTGGCTGAAAAGAAAGGCCTGCTGAAGAAGGACGGTAACCGACTCATGTTTGTGACGTCGGATGGCGAGATCATCAAACAGTTCCGCAAGGCCTGGGAAAGCAACGAAGAAGGTTGTTTAGACAAGGTCATGGCTGATTTTGCAAATCAGCGAGAAACGGTAAGTACTGAAGAAACAGCCACGGAGGAATAACGGATGTCAGTAGAACTAAGTCGAGAAATTTGGGACGAGATCAAGCGGTATGTAAACACCGTGGATCGAAGCGAAGCCGCAGAAACTCTAATCTCTGTGTTGATTGACAATGATGTGGCAGCAGACGAAATCAGAGACACATTTAAAGGTGATGCAGAAGTGCGGCGTGCTCTGACCAGCTACCTTAAAGATCATGCCGACGAGGACGAAGAAGATGATGAAGATCTGCATGATGAGGATGACGACGACAAGGATTATTGATGTGGTATAGCCGTGTGGTTGCTGATCTGGCAGCTATTCCTGATTTTATAGCTCACTATGAACGTGAATTGGAGGATGCTCGTCGTGACGTGCGTGTCACAGGACTGGTAGAAAGAAACATCAAAGAACTGCCAGGCATAACCGAACACAGATTCAATCAACTGCAGGAAATCGAAGCCATACTCAATCATCTCAACATACAGTTGCGTAAGATACGACGCAAACATTTCCAAAAATATCTGGAAGGTTACGCTCGTGCGCTGACCAGCAGAGACGCAGAAAAATATGTGGACGGCGAGGACGAAGTCATAGACTTTGAAACCATCATCAACGAAGTTGCCCTGCTACGCAATCGATGGCTGGGCATCATGAAAGGTCTTGATAGCAAATCTTGGATGAGCGGGCACATTGTGAGATTACGTACCGCAGGCATGGAGGACATACAGGTATGAAGTTTATACACCCCGGCGACAGTCACAGCCACAGTCTACAGGTGTTGAATGCCTTGTATGAATACGACGACTTCATGGCCAGCGTGAACAGCATGATAGATCTGGGCTCGGGACCCGGTGACGACTTGATATGGTGGGCCACGGCCACCACCCGCGACGAAGATCCAGAACCCTTGAACATACGTTGCTACGGCATAGATATGGTCACTGCGCCTGCCGCCATAAAACCATATCTCAACATAGCCTATCAACAAGGCAGTTTTGAAGAAACCATAGTGCCACATCCTGGCGGTTTTGATGTGTTGTGGTGCCATGATGCATTCCAATACTGCTTAGATCCCTTGCAAACTCTAAGCCAGTGGTGGCACATGACCAGTACAGGTGGCATGCTGGTTATCAGTGTGCCGCAGACCATACTCACACAACGTGGACAACTGGCCTACTATCTTGACGCTGGCAGCTACTATCATCACACCATGGTCAGCTTGATCCGCATGCTGGCCACCGCAGGCTGGGACTGTCGCACAGGTTTTTTCCAGCAACGTTCTGCAGATCCCTGGATACATGCCATAGTGTACAAAAGCTCGCATGCACCCCAAGACCCAAAAACTTGTACCTGGTATCACTTGTCTGAGCTGGCACTGTTGCCTGAATCAGCTGATCGCAGCATACATGCCCATGGCTACCTACGCCAACAGGATCTTATCCTGCCCTGGGTGGACAAGAGCCTGGCCAGTCTGGCACAACTGTAAGCTATGACCTGGACACTGCCTGAACTACTGGGTAGTAGGCCACGAGGCCCACGCCTGATCTATGTCAGCAGTGACATGGCCTACTACGATCTTTATGTGCGTCCTTTGATCCATAGCATAGTGCGTCAGATACGCTGGATACATGTGCATGTTCATTTGGTTGTAGATCAGGCACCGCCCACAGATCTAGAAGCCCACGAACGTGTCACACACAGCTGGGAAATCATTGATGCTGCATTTTTAGCTCTCATGCCCATGTCTGTCAGTAAGGCCAGGAATGAAATGAACATGCGCATGCTGAAGACCATGGACGTGACGGAAATCAAAAAAAAGATCTACTACAGTTGTGCTAGATTTATACGCATGGCCGAACTGTTTGGTCCGGATCAACAAGTGCTACAGATTGATGCTGATACCATCTTGCAGGGAGTTTTTGCTCCTGAAGAGTTTGATTCAGTGACGCAGACTCCCAGAGCCATGCGCAAACCCAAGGATCCTGGAACCTTGATAGCCAGTTGCATTGGGCTGGGCACAGGGTCGGCAGGTCAACAGTTCCGTGAGCACTTTCGTGCGCTGTTGTTGGACAAGTTTGCGCTGGGGGCATATTGGTTCATGGATCAAGATTGCTTGCGGGAAGCCTTTAGTGACATAGAATTTGAAACCATCGACATCTTGTGGTGCAGTTGGGGCAACAAGCGTGGCATGAAGTTTTTTACTGGCAAAGGTGATAAAAAACATCAGTCTGACTTTGTGAACAAGGTAGAATCGTGGCGCTGACAGGTTACATCATATGCCTAGAATCGCATGAACTCAGCGAGGCCTGGAGTCTGCATGCCATGACCACTGGTGTTGAACAAGGTTGGAATCTGGAGTATTGGCCTGCGGTGGACGGACGTGCTACTGATCTGGCACAACATGGCATTGAGATCTATCAAGGTCATAAAAAGTGCATTCGGTACATGGCCCGTCCTGGCACACAGGGTTGTTTCCTAAGCCATTGGCAACTGTGGAATCGATGTGTGCAACAAGGCGAACCCATTGCCATCTTTGAACATGATGTAGAGTTTTTATCCGGTCCTGCCAGTGTCTGGCCCGATGTCGACGTGATCAAGCTGGAAGGATTCCGACCCAGCAAGCCCATAGCCGCTGGACAATGGTGGGAAGGCGCCAGAGCCTATGTGATCTCTCCTCAGGGTGCCAGCAAGATCATTGCCTGGGTGGCCAAACATGGAGCCATGCCTGCGGACTGGATGTTGTGTGACGGCATTGTGACTGTGGCACACGATCATCAAGGTCTGGTAGGGGTGCGACAAAACGCTTTCAGTTTTACCAGGGACCTAGCATGAGCCGCAGGATGATCTATCAGGTGTATGTGGGACAGACCAGTGCCTTGTATGATCGGTGTATAGCTTCAGTGGCGGCCTATTGTAATCGCTATGATATCACACACATTATACAGCGCGAACCTATCCTGCGTATCTGCCCAGACATGACCCGCACTCTGCGCAGCCGTGAAGCCGTGTATCGCCTGGGCTACCTGCCCATATTTGAAAAAGAAAATGCATTTGCCTATCTGGACCAATATGACCAGATAGCCATCATAGACAGCGACATCCTGATACGAAGCACTGCACCCAACATCTTTGACCACTTACCCACAACTCAGGCCTTTGGGGCCGTGGCTGAAAGAGACCTGCCCTGTACAGCCAAACATGCATCAAAGATCACCAAATATAGCCATGCCGCCTTTGGTCAGCTCAACGATGTTGACTGGTGCTGGGGTGATCGGGGTGCGGAGTTTTACAACATGGGCATGATGGTCATCAACTCCACCATGTTTGCGCCTTATCTAGAAGGGCAGACTCCAGCTGAGTTTTTGGCCAGACCCGAGTTCCGAGATTTTATAGATGGCATGGGCTATTTCCGCTGGAGCACAGATCAGATGCTGTTGAACTGGTGGGTGAAAAAAACTCTCATGCCCAGGAAGAATCTGGACTGGCGCTGGAATGCCCTGTACAAGGCTGTCACAGATGACAGCTTGCCAGATGCACACTTTGTGCATTTTTTCCTCAAAGATCTCCTGCCTGCACGTGGTGAAAACGTTGATCAACTCATGCAACTCATCGGCGAATCCCAAGCTAAATAATATACATATATTA